AAAATTACCTAATTGTTGTTTTCTATCTGCATCAATAGGAACGTCTCTAAAAATTCTGTATTGTGCGTTTAGAATAATATTTTCTAAAACAGCATCTGTTAAAACATTTGAGTCTGTTTCAGTATAACTTTTTATTTGAGTTTTTAATCCTGACGCACTTAAACCTGCCATTATTAATAATCTCCTTTTTCATGCTTGTGCGGAACATCACCTTTTTCATGAGAATGAGTAATACCATTTTCATGAGTATGCTCTATTTTTTTATGTTTTTTATTTACCTTATCTAATTTGTGATTTTTAACTTCTTCATACAAAGTAAGATGTGGGTCTTGTTTTTCTGGTACAAAAAAATTTTTAATCCAACTCCAAATTTTATTTATCATGCTTCTATTGTTACAGGTCCGACAGAACAACCGTAACCTCCTCCTTTTACTTCACCTATTGTAGCAGTATTTGTGTCAACTGTAAAAAAGAAAAAATTGTTAGTTACATAATCGCTTGATGCATCTCTTGCACCTGCTTTGTATTTTCCTGTTCTTATTGTATACCCTGCAGCTTTTGCAATATTAGATCCGGATATACCGTCAAAGTCTGCTGGATTTGCATAAACAAAACTACCTGTACCAGCGGAAGTAGTAGGTGGTCCTCTAAATCTATACGTTGTATTATCTGTCAATCCATGACCAGGTGAAAATACATTTATAATACCAGATCCTGCTTGATAAGTTTCAAAACCATTATTAGGTATTCTAACAGTGGTAGCCGGCTCTGTTCTATCTGTTCTAACATGTTTTAAAGCTATTGCATCTGCACCATGTGGTTTTGGTTCTAATTGTGGTTGCTTTGGTTCAAATTCAGATATGTGAACAAGAGATCC